CCATTTAGGTCCATAATGATTTCTATCTCTAGCTAAATCATAACTTAGCTGTTCATTAGTAGCTCCCCCAAATTCCATCTCTAATTCTTCTATAGTAATACTAATAAACCTATCTCCATACAGTGCTGAAAGAGTTTCTATATAAGTTTCTCTTAAATATTCCCAATGAACTATAGGAGCTACTACTTGCCGCAACCACTTGTGTAGTAGATTTTTATTAGTCTGTGTTAGTCCACCTTTATTTAATATATTTTTATACATATAGAAAGACTTGTTATCATAAAAATTCTCTCTTGTTTTATACGGCCATATAATAATTACTTTTTTACTGCTAGTATTGCTAAATAACTTCAAAGCATTTAAAAAACAGTGTTCACTAGAAGAGGCACATACTCCTAGATTTATACAGTTAGTATTAGTAATAGTTCGTACTTGTGTAGATATTGTATCCTCGTAGCTATTGCCTTCTCCAAACACGTGTGAACAACCTAATATAACGTAGCTATTTTCCCAGTCAATAGCATCAAATTCTTTACATCTATATCCCTGACTGTTAACTGTGTATGTTACTTTTTTGTTGTAGTACTCCCAGCTAGTGCCTAACCTCAATATATTACTATCATATTCCTGTTTACTATCTGTTCCCCACCAGTCTACAGTAGTTGACCTATCTGTATTGTTAATGTAAATGGGTAAAAGTCTTAACATTTTTAAATTGCCTTTAGTAAATAAGTATGCTATATATTGTTAAGCAGCAAGTGAACATAGTTACACCGTAGGTGAAAAGCTAATGAACAGCGCCCCCACAGTTGTTTAGCAGCGTTAAGAACGTTAGTTCTTTAGGCGGGCAACGTAGTTGCCTAACTGTCCAGTCCCGCATTGTGTCTATATCTCTAGATATCCATAATCATTAGTATACCAAGCAGCTACAGTGAATCTTGTACCCTTAGATACAGTTTTTACTCCATGAATGTACTTACTAGAAGACGGAAATATTAGTAGGGTATCTGCTGTTGGTTTAAATTCCCAATTTAGTTCTGGAAAATATATTTCTCCACCCTTATAATCATCATTTATATAGTATATACCAGACCAAGTTCTAAACCTTGTGGGGTGGTCTAATTGATTACCGTCTACCCAAGAATTATCGGAGTGAGGAGACATAGAAGCTCCTTCTTTCCACCTAGTTATCTCAGTATTATCTGGTGCATGTAACTCACTAAAGGCTTGGTGGATAATAGTTTGTCCTACAAATCTAACAAAATTCATGTATCTTTTTAGCTCAAACTTAAGCATAGTTTCATTGTTACTTAACAGTTTAAAAGGTATTGTTTTGCCTTTAAACATCTCTATTTGCTGAGCTTTATTAAATACTTCCTCATCGAACAGATCTTGATTATTTAATACTTTATCATAGAAATCTTTATTACCTGATGCTGAAAAAACATCATTCTTGATTCGAATTTGTTGTAATAGTATCTCTCTATCTACGTCACTCATAAGGCTCTCTTCTCAATTCTCATATCAGGGCCGCAGCCACAAAAGTTAAAAGGACAAATTATAGGATTTTTTATTTGCCGTAAATTTTCGTTATATACATTACCCATCTTACTTTTAGTAAATTTCATAAGACAAGCGCTGGGATAGCAGTCCCCGTTAGGTTTTATATGTAACCTAGTACTTCCTACATAGCAGTTTAGCCCTTGAAAGTTGGTTATATTATTAGCAAATAGATCATCTATAGTTTTGTAGGTTTCTACTTTATCTTCATAAGTGACTTCTGTATACCTACCACTACTTACTATACTAGGAGTACTCAGTATGTCCTCCTGCTCATTAGTATAGTTAATAAAACCTAATGCTATACTATTTGAATTAGTATCTTCATTTTTAATCTTACTATAACCTACTTTATTAGTATATAATAACTCATTATAGACATACATGCAAGTGTTCCAATGATTGGGGTGCATCAAAATGCCCCCAGTTTTTAAATATCCATTATTATATAAAAATTTAACTTTATCTATAAATGATTGGGGATTAGAAAACTCAGGATGAAAACTTACATCAATACATTCACCAAAGGTTTTATTATATAGTCTATTTCGTAATGTACTAAGTGGTACAGCTAAGTTAGTTATTATTTTTGGTATGTGACCACAATCGTATATATACTGAAGTAATTCAGCCCATTCTTTAAATAACATAGGCTCGCCACCTAAAAGATCAATTTTCATTATTTTTTTAGGGTAATAAGAAGATAAGTAGTCTACTACTTTCTTATACTCTTGTATATTTTTTAACAGCAAGGGTTTAGTATTATCATAACTTTTGCAATAACTACATGAATAGTTACACCTAGTTGTTAGGTCCCACTCAACTTCTACATCATACTCATTGGTAAAAGTTTTTACACTAGTATACAATACTACGAACTTTCTTTAATAAATTTATCTGCTATAGCTAGTGAACTATTTATTGCCATATGCATATCATAGTAAATATAAAGACCACATCTACCTATAAATTTCATTTTATTACCTACCATTTTTTCATATTTTTTATAAAGCTTACGATTTACTCCAGATACGTCTTTAACAGGGTAGTATCTTTCCATATTATTATCTATATAATCACAGGGCTCTTCATAAGTTATTGTACTAAAGCAATCATTTTTTCCGTGGTAAGGAAAATTTTTCCACTCTATACATCTAGTAAACTGGCTACTATGAGTAAAATTAATCTGCCCTGCTGGAAATAGCTTAGGAGATGGTAAAGTTACTGTATGAAATTTAATAGATCTATAAGGTAGTGGCCCATATTCGTAATCAAAGTACTCGTCTATAGGCATAGAATTAAAAATAAAATCATAGCTACTTTCCATAGACTTATTGAAACTAGTATTTGTATAGATATTAATATTTTGGTGATCTAAGATATTAGTAAATAGATTGTTATAACCGTGTTTTGGAAGAAACTGAAACTTATCTTTTGGAAAACATAGATCTGAATCGTCCTCTCTCATAGGTATGCGTCCTATAATAGACTTATCTAATTCTTCTAACTTAATTCCCCACATTTTTTCACTATAAGGTCTATAAAAAGTATCTATAATATTACTTTTAGGTACTTTTTTAATAGTTTCGTTATTAGGAGGAAAAGGTACAAACGATCCATCTGATAATTGAGCTAGTACTCTATGCTCATACTTAATCCACTCTGAAAAGGGTTTAAGCCAGTTCCACACCTTTTTATTATTAGTGTGAAATAAATGCGCACCATACTTATGAATACGTATACCATGCTCATTAGTATAGTCATAGCAGTTACCTGCAATATGATCACGTTTGTCAATGATACTAATAGTATGGCCAGCTTTTGCTAGTTGTCTGGCAATAACTGCGCCAGAGAACCCTGCCCCTACTATTAGTATTCTCATTTGATTACCCAGCGTTAATAATTTTAGATACATCACCTTCAAAAGTATAACTTCCGACATGATTTAACTTAGTATTAGGGTCCAGCCATATTTCTCCACCTAATTTTTGCCATCTTCTGCAAAAAGTATAATCTTCTGACAAATATCTATTATCATCTGGATCATGTATAGTATCAAAAAGAGAGTAACAATACTTATTAAATTTAGGATCAATATTAGAATCATTGCGATAATGTAGCTCTGGATGAGCCTGTATCATTTTTTCAATGACTCTTCTTTTAACCATAAAAAATCCTGTAGAAGCGTCTAATACTTCTACTGCACCGTTTTCTACTCTAATTCTACGCTTCTCATCGTCAAGAAACTTAAAATTAATTGCATACTGCACAGGTAAAGCTTTTTTAGGATAAGCCGCCGCCATAATATCTTTATCATACGCTAAAGCTCTTAACACGTCTTGCGCTTGAAACTCAATATCCGAGTCTACAAAGAAAAGATGTGTACACTCACTTTCTAAAAACATAGCAGTGATAATATTTCTAGCTCTAGTAATTAAACTTTCATTTCTTAAAGTAGTAATTCTAAAGTTAATACCGTGCTGCATTAGAGTTTGAGAAAGCCTGAACATACTTAAAAAGTATTGATCAGTAAGCATACCTCCGTAACAAGGAGTTGCGATAAAAATATTATGTTTTCTTAGCTGTTCTAAATCTATAGTTGCTTGATCACCGTTTATCTCTTTGAAAGCCCCAAAAGTCTTTGTTTTAGGGGCTTGAGTGTCTTGGTTATCAACAACTTTTTCTTTTTTAGCAAAATCTGCTAATGATTTTTTCATGCTAAGTCATCCACATCTTCTGAAGGCTTGAACTCGTCAGAGACATCGCCAGCAAATAATGTGGTATTTTGCATCAGCCATTCTTTTTGCGTATCATAATCTGGACGCTTATAAATTTTATTAAGGTCAAATAATTCTAACGCTTGCTCTTCTGCTGTAAGAGGTGAGTTGTTACGTGCAGGAATCAAAGTGTATTTAACATTTTGAGGTAGTGGTCCTGTTTTTTCTTTCTTAATAGTAAGATCGTAACCACCTGTTTCGTCAGCAGGATTTCCATAATCTGGGTTAGTAGCATAATCTACAATCTGTGCGTAAATAGTCTGACGAAGATCTAATAGTTTAATACTATTATCTGAACGATCAATAACATTACACACATAAGAAAATTGTGGTTTTTCAGAATATACATCTGCATCAATTTCTTTAAAAGGATTTGGATTTGAAGATACAAATGTTTCCTTTTCTCTATCAAATTCAATGCATTCAACAGGCATTTTTTTGCCCTCTTTTGTTACTACCCAGTAACAGTAACGCGGCATAACGTCACCTACTAATCTAATTTTTGTGTCTCCAAGACCCATTGTTAAACGTTGAATATCTCTACGTTCTGAGTTACCTGAAGACTGTTTGCCTTTTGCTTTGTCCCATGAGACCATGTTGTTATTCCTTTTTTGTGAACTATAGTTCTTTAGTGTAGGATTTCCTCGAAACCGAGGACTCTTGTGGAAAGTGTATTTTATTCTCAGATACTTCTAAGAAAGGATTATAAGATACCTTATTAAAATAATTTCTAGGTATATAATCCACATTTTCATTAATTCTTCTCATTGATAATGCTCTTAAATATAACATTTTTTGTCTAGCATTTACATTAGCAAATAAAAAACTAGGATTCTTGAAATAACTTTGAACTTCTTTTGTTTTGTAGTTACATACTAGACTAGTTTTGAATTGTGTAAATGTCTTAGAGTAAAATAAGAATGGTGGTATATGATTAATGCTTAACTTACTAAGCAAATTTTTAGCATATTTCTCATTATACAAGTTAGTTTGGGCATATGCCAAGATAATAATAGCAGCAGGATCTCTTCTTCCTAGAGACACTAACTCTGCCCAATTAAAATAAGTTACTTCTACTTTATTCATTATTTTAATATGTCATATCCGCGTTGTTTGTACCACTCCATACGTTTTTGTTGTTGTCTAGCAACAACCCCTCCTGTTAGCCAAAAATCTTCTACTAAAGGCGTTTTAGCATCAGGATGCTCCCTAATTATTCTTCCTATTCTTTGTTCCATTTTTATAGGATTATTATTAGGACAAGTAACATAAAGAGTATCAAGCCTATGACACGAAATACCTTCATCAAAAAGCTTTGTAGATAATACCGCTTTGTATTTTCCTCCAACGTTTGAAAGAACATCCGTTCTAGCTGATTCATCTGTTTCTCCAATTAGACATACGCTTCCAGGTATCAGTGCCTGTAAATCTTTTAACATTTGGATTCTTTCTCCTAGTATTAAAGGACATCTTCCTGCTTTTATATGTGAGTTAGCTACTTTAGCTATAAATTTTAAATAATCTTTGTTTGCGCATAGTTTATTAAGTTGTCTAGACCAATCCCTTTGCGGATCAATAACATTAAACCTAAAATCTGTTCTTCTTATATGTACTGCCGGGTTATCATGTTGTCTTGGGTCTTTGGCATGTACCATAAACGTAGAAAAATAGTCAGATAAAAATACATGTTTACCGTCTTTTCTTCTCGGGGTAGCACTAATACCTATTTTTATTTTAGCACTTAAACCATTTAGCGCTGTAGAAAACATTTCTGCTGGGCATAAATGCGCCTCATCTACTAGTATCATAGAAAATTTATCTTTTAGATCATCTATATTATTATATACACTTTTATAAATACCTACGGTAATATCCTGTACATCTAATATACCGTCACCAACTTTACCTATCTTAGCAGTAGGAATTTGTTTTTCTAATTCTTCTATCCATTGTCTAAATAACAATTTAGTATGAACCATAACTAGTGTTTTAGTTTTGTTTCTAGATATTATTTCGCAACCTGTAAATGTTTTTCCCCAACCACAGGGAGCTTGTAGAATGCCACTCCTTGCTCTGTCTCTTGAAAAAAACTTATCAACAACATCGTCTTGTTCTGGTCTTAACGTGCCAGAAAAAGTTAAATCAGCGTCTGTACCTTCGAATGTCCTTTTATCTACTACAGTATCCCACTCTAATTTATAGTACCCATTTGACGGTACTATGTAGTGAGTTTCCGTTTCTGATATGGTAGATAAAAACTCGTCACCATTATCATAGGTGAATAAAGAAATTAATAAGTCGTGATCTTCTACGTCTTGTTTCTTTATATATAATTTATCATATAGTTCTATCTGTTTTACTTTTGCTTTTTTCATACTGCTACTACAGCTCTCTTTACATC